CGTGATAGCAGCCCCCAAACTGCCACCCTTGCCCCCACTGGGCACCTCATCACGTGTAGTGGATTTGTCACGCGTAGCCTTATAGGTCACCTGCAGCCTTTCGCAGTTCGACCACCCCTATCCCACAAGATGACACGGGGTATTATGTGTCACCTTTTCCAATTTCTCTCACCCCAGCTTGTAGACCACGAGGGACGTGGACGGCTGTGTCAATGTTGCCGTTCCAGTCCAGCCCGTGTTCTTCGTGCTGATGAGTGAGGTGTTTGCCGCCACGGTAACCACCCATCGGTAGGATACCCAAGCGCTCCCCGCGGTGGACCACACAAACTCGTTCGTGGCGCTGTTGTTCCCGACGACGGAAACGAGCGTGCCTGACGAGGCTGAGAGGTCAAACGGAGCGCCATTTGCCAGAGTCGTGGCGGCCGAAAGCCTGCAGGACCACTCGATTGCATACGTGCCGGCGAGGCGGAAGCCGAGAGATTTGTTCCCGGCGTCCCCAGCACAATAAGCAAACCAGTTAGCGCCCGCAGGCGGTCCAGTGTTGATGGTAGCTGCCTGGTAAATCGCACCAGGGAATGAGCTCGCGCCCAAAATGGTCATCGCACCGTACTGCAGACCCAGGAAGCCATTGGCCCAAGGGTCCGCCAAATTCGAAGACGCAGTGGACCAGCCGGCAGCCAAAGCTGTGGGGCCGGTGGTGATGGCGTCGGTTACCGAAATGTACGGCTCGATCAGATCGCAGCTGTAATGAACCCACAACTCGCCGAGGCTGACGCCGGCAGTGCCGGGGAGACCGTTCGTGGCGATCTCCACAGCGCCCGGGTCAGTAAAAGGCGAGCGAGTCATGGTGTTGTCATTCAACACATTGAACCATGTGACGTTGTTGTCACGTTTGTCGCACTCAAATCCCATCATAACAGAGCTCGAGGGAGCTGCGGAGACGGCGTGGGTTGCCGCCTCCATAAGCTGTTTAGATGTGAAGGTTTGTGCTTCGATGTTGTAGTGCGGCGCCATCACGACCGTGCCAAGTCCACCAGCGGCCGAGTAGTTCGACGTGTTCGAGCGGAACTCGAACAACAGCTTGGTGAAACGGTACTTGGTGTACAGCGACGCAAGGCGGGAAAGCCAGGGGAAAGTCTCGGCGTCCGCGGCGTTCAAAGTGAAGCGCTGCGTTGAGAAGCTCGTCGGGACCGCCGGGACGACCAGATCCTTGATGTACTCGCTGTGCTGGTACTTAAAGATCGGGACGCCCTTGCCGCCTCCGTTGCTCTTCATGGCCGATGCAGATGCGTGAACGATGTCGTTTGTCACGTAGTCACCACTGC